GTCCGATCTCATACAGAGCCTGACCCCCCCCGAGCTGCTTACACAACTCGAGGTACTTCAGGATGTACGGAGCTAAAGATGCTCTCTTCAATTTTCAAGGAATTCAAACGGCGTCTTACGACTACCGGCGAATCCTTGGGAATTAGGAAAGTAACTGGAATCTCTCATTCCGAAGTAAAGGCGTGCTAGACCCTTACTCCAATCACGTTCGTATCCAGCATCGTCCCAGCAGGCGTTTATGCCGAGCTAAGTTACCAAATCGATAAACTTTATGTTGGTTATTTTATTACTTTATCTCCGGATCCCTGAGGCGATTAGTCTCAAAGATATCCGAACCGCACCCCCGGACGACCATACCTAGTTTCCCGAAGCACCTACGCAGCAATCACAACCTGTCATTTAAACAGTTGCATTTAAGCAGTCATGACCCCTGCGCAGCTACTCCGTCTCTTCGATACGATCGGACGGAAGCACGATATCTGGCTCTTTCGCCACCGAAGGTCGTGGTCCTTGCGATTCGCGCGGACCCGTACCCACTTCGGCACTCGCCCTTAGGGCGCGAGCTCTCCACCGTTCCCACAAGCCATAGATGGCTGACATTGGTTGTTTGACCGCCTCGTCCCTCAACTCGGTTACCCCTAACCGAGATCCGAACTCAGCGATCGCACTCGCTCTGTCCTCCACCACGCCTACAACCTGTTTAAAGATAGCAGACGCTTGTACGGCAAGGAGTTTGATATCGAGACGCTGAAGATGCTTAAGGGAAGCCCTAGCTTTCTCTTCAGAATCCTGAAACTTCACAATACTTGTGTTGACCTTCGACTCTAGGTATCGTTCTACGGGCGTCGGTAACGGGTACTTCGACTTAGGAGAATGTCGGGCTAAGCCCTTCACCTCCCCCTCACCAAAGAAGAGCCGAGACACTAACTCATCAACTCGGGCAACCAATGGATCCAACACCTCAGTTATGAGGGGCTGTGCCCACGAATTAAACCAAGTCATGGCATCAGGTCCGTATAGGACAGCCAGCATAGGACCCTTAACAGCCAACCAATCAATCCAAGTTGGACGCGCCAGGACCGTCTGAGCCGACGGATGAGACGCAATAACGAGGAACGCGCGCAGGCGAGACGGAATATTCTCCCACCTCGCCCCCACGCGGGCCACGGTACGCATCCCAGCGCCGAACGCTAACGCTACTTGGGCAGCCGTTAGGCTCAATCCCATACTACTCACCCGTTGAAGAGCAGCGATCCCTCCAGACAAGGATGTCTGTGAGACCGACCACAACTTCCACGGAAAAGCAGCACAGTCTTTGCCTTGCACGAATACTTTCTTAGCAAACTCACATGATAAATTGTCATTCACCATGGACTTACTAATACCGATACCCATACCCAGCCACTTACATACGCGTTTATACCGGTTTGCGACAGCAACGTCAGCAATGACGATGTCGTCTCCCAGTAAAGCGTAAAGCTTGAACCAACCCTTATGCCCCGCTAAATAAGCTGCAAACTGCACAATTGCATGATGCGTAAGCGCAAATACCGCCCACGAGGAATAAGCACCCATCGGCTGACCAACCGCGTACTTAACGAACTTGGGGAGCCTACCCGGCTCCTTACGCGCATTAGGCACGAAGTATGATCGACCAACAAGTAACTCACGCCACGCAGCTGCGTACGTAACGCCGTACATCACGGCCACCACTAACTCCTGTAACGCAACGGGACATCTGTCCGTCGCTGCAGAGAGATCAAATGAATGAAACACCGCACCCTTCGGAGCCCTTTTCAGGAGCTCTCGAACGGGCCGCTCTTGATGAAACGTCCCATCCTGGGGGATAGAACGCAACACCTCAAACACAAAATCGTGCAACGGCTTAAGAGCACACTGCGTCCAGAAGTCAACGATCGCAAACACGCGCACTTTCCCAGCTGGCTCCACCTTGGTTGCAATTTTACCGGCCCGGGCACCCCTCGCAGAACTCTGCGGGAAGCACTCCGCTTCGGACTCAATTGTTCGCCAGAAAGATAACGTCATGTTCTGGTCCTCCATCGCGTTAAGAAAATTCCAGAGGGAATCTCCCCACGCTCCGGCTAACCAAGCCCACGCCGCACCTCCCCGCGCCCCAAAACTGCTCACAGAGCCGATCCGCTTCGTACGGTGACGTCCTGGGACATCGGTGTATCCAGCGAACTCGGTCAAAGGACCAGAGTTGGATCCCGTAGTAGTTAGGGACAAGGGCACAGGCTTCAACGATGCAGGGTCGATCCCGATGAGACTCCCCTCGTCGTACATCGTCTCGAGTAATGGAAAGAAATACTTTCGTATAAACTTAGCAAAACCCATAAACAATATACGCGGGATTGCAACACCAGGATCGGTGATAGTTGAAACACTTAAATAGCCTCTAAAGGGGATTATCCGATAAAGACCAAATAAAGTCAACCATAACCGGGTAACGAGAATATCCCCATTGCGAATCAACGCACGATGGCGCTTCGGTATACACCTAGGCAATCCATCGGACGCAACCGCAACGGCTACCTTCCCGATCTCCCGGCTCCCGGATTTCATCTTGGATCCAGGAAGAGCGTGCAATACGAGTACATTACATACTTTTAAATATAACACGACCCCCTTTGAACCTCGATGTCTTGCTAACCGAGCACACATCTTAGCGAATGGAACAATTGATACGATACGGTCTTTAGTTACCTTCCCTACCGTTAGACGGACCACGCTCACCAGCGGGCCCATCATACGGTGCCAGACTTTTAAATCTGGCTGCCAAGATCGCACCTTCCCAACTCCTACTAGACCGCGGCGAGTAATCGCTAAAGTTTTTAAGAGTTTAATCATTTACATAATTAATGTTTATAGGGAAGGACGGTCCACTTCGGTTTACCGACGTTTCTTGATGAGGGACGTCGGGGCCGCAGGCACCTCTTGGTAGAGGGTTAGGGGTGGATACCCTAAATTAGGTTATCCTGGGACTGAAGTAGTGCTTACACCACCCCCTCCCAGACAGTTGGGGAGCGACCCCGCCTAAGACTCCGTAGGATACGGTTTTAGCCTTAGACTTGATTCTATCGCTAGAACCCTCAATGGTAAATTGCCATTGAGAAACTATCTGAGAATTATGGCTTGGGCACCTCAACCTCCCAGGGGACCTACTATGGTTTGCTTCCATACGTAGTTACCGTAGAGCGAGTCTTTCAGTCAGTGATGACCTAGACCCTCTACTGCGCGAGTGGCCCCGACGCAGGCAGAGAATCATTCTCGCCCTTTGGAACTCCTAAATGGAACCATAGACCGAGCGTATACACAGCGCCCCAGACCGTAAACCCTTGCGAGGGTAGGTATTTATCGAACTTTCGTTCCCTACCGGGGCGGACGATCTGGAGTGGGTAACTCCCTCCAGAGCGCACATTAGTGAGTTATAGCGATAACTTCTCACGGGAACGACATTCCCTACTAAGAGGTACGATTAGAGTTGATTACTTTAACCGAATACACACCCCCACATGAGGAACTCAATAACAAAACCGGAGCGCCCGCTTAGGATTCAGAGACTTGCGTCTCCTATCCTCAGGACGTGCGACCTGTGAGGGTCGTCGTAGCGCGGAACACTCGAACTAAAGATGCCGTGGCACAATTAGCCAGTAATGCTAGAGTCTACCACAAGGTGGACTTGTAGCAACTGAGGATTCACT